CTACGGTTTCCCGGCCAAAGACCGCAGCGGTCGCCTCGACCTGCTGGAGCCGCCGCATCTCGGTGCACTGATCGCCAAGTGCGCAGGCCAGTCGCCATTGCCCATGCCCGGCAGCACCGGCACCCCCACCGCAGAAAACACCACCGAATCCAAGGAGTAATCGCCATGTCGTCCAACTATTTTGATTTCCAAGATGCCGATCCCCAACAGTCGGGCTTTGACCTGATCCCCAAGGGCGCNGTCGTGCCAGTGCGCATGACCATCAAGCCCGGTGGTTATGACGATCCGGAACAAGGCTGGGGCGGCGGCTACGCCACCGAGTCCTTCGAAACCGGCTCTGTCTACCTCGCCGCCGAGTTTGTCGTCACGGCGGNCGANCATGCCAAGCGCAAGATGTGGAGCAACATCGGCCTGCACTCCAAGAAGGGGCCGACCTGGGGTCAGATGGGGCGCAGCTTTATCCGCGCCGCGCTCAACAGCGCCCGCAACGTCCATCCCCAGGACAACAGCCCGCAGGCCGCCGCCGCGCGCCGCATCCAGGGNTTTCATGAACTGGATGGCCTGGAGTTTCTGGCNCGCGTGGACATTGAGAAGGATNGCAAGGGCCAAGACCGNAACGTGGTCAAGATCGCGGTCGAGCCNGATCACCCCGACTACGCAAAACTGATGGGCGTGCCGCCCAAGGCTTCAGGCAGTGCAAGTCCCGGCGCTCCGGCGCAGGCGGCTGCGCCTGCGTATCAGGCACCGGCTCCGCAACGCGCACCNGTGACCGGCAAGCCGTCTTGGGCGCAGTGAGGGNGGNGTGAAATGCTGGGTCTGCAAACGNCAGGCNCGGGGATTCGGCCACACCGACAACCAACACGGTGTCGGCAATCCCCGACGCTACCCCATCGACTGGGTGTTCTGCTCGCAGCGCTGCCAGAACGTCTTTCACGCGATGTANGGCAACTGGCTCTGCGCCCGGGACGAGCCGGGCAANCGCAGGGAGGTCGTGATGATTGATCCCTCTGACATCGAGATCGCCTCGATGNAAAAGTGCCTGAAGGCGTTCGGTGAAGCTGCTGGCGAAATCGGCTTCACGAAGCCNCTCGGGGATTACTCGGAAGCTGAAGCGCTGCGGGTTATCGACGCCATCGTCACCCGCTACACGGAGGCAATGGTCGAGCATCACGAGGCGACCAAGTTTCCGCCGGTGCGCGGCATGCCTCCGACGCCCGATCCCTTGGCGAACCCGTTTGCCGATCTTGAGGACGACCTGCCGTGGGAGACCACGCCATGATGGACTTCAATTCCACNGCAAGCGTGTCCGGGCAAATCAGCGNGNTGGTCGATGCCGGTCTGCAGCGNGCGCGTGCCCGCCAGTCGGTNCGCCACTACCTTGGCGCATCCCGNTTGGGCGTGGCCTGCGAACGCGCGCTGCAGTACGAGTTTGCGCAAGCACCGGTCGACTACGGGCGCGACGTGCAGGGTCGGATATTGCGCATCTTTGAGCGTGGCCACGTCAACGAAGAGTGCATGGTCGGATGGCTGCGGGACGCGGGTTTCGATCTGCGCACCCACAAGGCCGACGGCGAGCAGTTCGGTTTCTCGGTGGCTGACGGACGCCTGCAGGGCCACATCGACGGCGTGTTCGTCGGTGGCCCCGAGGGCTTCGCCTACCCGGCCCTTTGGGAAAACAAGTGCCTCGGCTCGAAGTCCTGGCGCGATCTGGAGAAAAACCGGCTCGCCATTTCCAAGCCTGTCTACGCGGCGCAAGTCGCGCTGTATCAGGCCTATCTCGAACTACACGAGCACCCGGCGATTTTCACGGCGGTGAACGCCGACACGATGGAGATCTACACCGAGGCCGTGCCCTTTGACGCAGCACTGGCCCAGCGCATGTCGGATCGGGCGGTGAAGGTCATCACGGCGACCGAGGCAGGAGAACTCCTGCCTCGCGCCTTCAATGACCCGACCCATTTCGAATGCCGGATGTGCGCGTGGCAAGACCGCTGCTGGAGGACACCAGCATGACCGATACCAACACTCTGACGAATGCCATCGAACCGATGATCGACGCCAAGCAGGCCGCCGCCGCACTGCGCCTGCCGTACTACTGGTTCGCCGACCACGCCATGCGCAGCAAGTACCGGATTCCGCACTACTTGATGGGCGGTCTGGTGCGCTACCGCTTGTCTGAACTCTCAGCGTGGGCCACGCGCAGCACTGCCGTACAAGGCCGTGATGCTCAGGATGCGGACGCATCTGTCGAGGGGGCCGAATGATCGACTTCAACGACACCACTCAAACTGTGGAGCACGACCGGGAATCTCAGCGCGACGAGATTCGCGCCGAACTGATCGCACGAATGGACTCGGTGCTGACCACGATGTTTCCGGCAGGCAAGAAGCGCCGGGGCAAGTTCCTCATTGGCGACATTCTCGGCAGTCCGGGTGACAGCCTCGAAGTCGTGCTCGAAGGCGAGAAAGCGGGCCTGTGGACAGATCGCGCCACGGGCGACGGCGGCGATATCTTCGCGCTGATCGCGGCTTATCTCGAGGCCAACATCCACACCGACTTTCCTCGTGTGCTCGACGAGGCTGCCGATCTGCTCGGTCGCTCTCGGTCAGTGCCTGTTCGCAAAGCCAAGATGGAAGCCCCGGTCGACGATCTTGGCCCGGCCACTGCCAAGTGGGACTACTTCGATGCCACGGGCAAGTTGATCGCCGTCGTCTACCGCTATGACCCTCCGGGCCGCAAGAAGGAATTCCGGCCGTGGGATGCCAAGCGGCGCAAGATGGCTCCGCCAGATCCCCGCCCGCTGTACAACCAGCCGGGCTTGGCTGCTGCTGGCCACGTCGTGTTGGTCGAGGGCGAAAAATGCGCGCAGGCCTTGATCGCCATCGGCGTGGCGGCCACCACGGCGATGCACGGCGCGAACGCCCCGGTCGACAAGACCGACTGGTCGCCGCTGGCGGGCAAGTCGGTGCTGATCTGGCCTGACCGGGATGCGCCGGGCTGGGATTACGCCGACCGCGCATCGCAGGCGATCCTGAATGCGGGCGCGACCACGGTCGCCATCCTGGTACCGCCCGACGACAAGCCAGATGGTTGGGACGCAGCTGATGCCATCCCCGAGGGCTTCGACGTGGGAGGCTTCCTCGCTGTCGGCGAACGGATGCCAGTGATGCGCTCGGTCGAGGAAACGCCGCCGCCCGATCTTCTGACTGGCGTCGATTGGACGACGGAAGACGGTCTGTCCTCGACCTTCACGCGCCGCTACGGTGAGGACTGGCGCTACTGCGCGCTGTGGGGCAAGTGGCTGGTCTGGACGGGCGTGCGCTGGAATCCGGATCAGGTGCTCTACGTGTCTCACCTCTCACGCGGCATCTGCCGGATGGCGTCGCTCAAAGCGGACAGCCCCCGGCTCAAGGGCAAGCTGGCCAGCTCGGCGACGATCTCCTCGGTCGAGAAAATCGCGCGTTCCGATCCGAAGCACGCCTCCACTGCCGAAGAGTGGGATGCCGACGTCTGGGTGCTCAACACCCCGGGCGGCGTGGTCGATCTGCGCACGGGCCGGATGCGCCCGCACCGACGCGACGACAGGATGACCAAGGTGGCCACCGCCACACCGCAGGGTGACAGCCCGACGTGGCGCGCATTCCTGGCCGACGTCACCGGCGGCGATGCCGAGCTGATGGCCTACCTGCAACTGATGGTCGGCTACTGCCTGACAGGCGTGACCAGCGAGCACGCGCTGTTTTTCCTGTACGGCACTGGCGCGAACGGCAAGTCGGTGTTCGTCAACGTGCTGACCACGATCCTTGGCGACTACGCCGCCAACGCGCCGATGGACACGTTCATGGAGGCGCGCACCGACCGGCATCCGACCGATCTGGCGGGCCTGCGCGGCGCACGTTTCGTGTCATCCATCGAAACCGAGCAGGGTCGGCGCTGGAACGAATCCAAGGTCAAGGCCATCACCGGGGGTGACAAGGTGTCCGCGCGCTTCATGCGCCAGGACTTCTTCGAGTACATGCCGCAGTTCAAGTTGGTGATCGCGGGCAACCACAAGCCCTCGATTCGCAACGTGGACGAAGCGATGAAGCGGCGACTGCACCTGATCCCTTTCACGGTGACGATCCCGCCCGAACGGCGTGACGGCAGGCTGACCGAGAAGCTGCTCAAGGAACGGGACGGCATTCTGGCGTGGGCGGTCGATGGTTGCAGCCTTTGGCAACGCCAGGGTCTGAAGCCGCCCGCCAGCGTGGTGTCGGCAACCGAGGAGTATTTCGAAGCCGAGGACGCGCTCGGGCAATGGATCGAAGAGCGCTGCCTGCTGGCCAAGTCTCACCGCGAAGGCGTCTCCGAACTGTTTGCCGACTGGCGTGAATGGGCCGAACGCGCGGGCGAGTACGTGGGCTCGATCAAGCGTTTCTCCGAACTGATGGCGACCCGCAAGTTCGAGAAATGTCGGCTGACCGGGGGCGCACGCGGCATCGCGGGCATCGCCCTCAGACCCAAGCCGTACAACCATGGCTTCCCCTACCGAGATGACTGAGCAATCCGGGCGAGTGACGGATTTGACGGGTTTCCTGATTGACGCGCTACGCGTGCGCGCACGTAAAGGCTGTTATCCCAAGAACCCGTCGCATCCGTCACTCGCCCCCCGAACTGGAGCACGACGATGAACACAACGATCCTGGCCCTTGATCTGGGCACACACACCGGGTGGGCTTTGCAGCACCTGGACGGCACCATCACCAGTGGCACGGAGCACTTCAAGCCGCAGAGATTCGAGGGTGGCGGAATGCGCTTCCTTCGTTTCAAGCGCTGGCTCAACGAACTGCTCTCGACCAGCAACCATATCAACGCGGTGTTCTTCGAGGAAGTTCGACGGCACGCGGGCATGGACGCGGCGCACGCCTATGGCGGTTTCATGGGGCACCTGACTGCGTGGTGTGAGCATCACAACATTCCATACCAGGGTGTTCCGGTCGGCACGATCAAGAAGCACGCGACCGGCAAGGGCAATGCGGGCAAGGACGAAATGATCGCGTCCGTCCGAGAGCGCGGTCACATCCCAGTCGATGACAACGAAGCCGATGCCCTGGCGCTATTGCACTGGGCGGTCGAGACGCAGGAGGTGTGACGTGAAAGTGCCGACACCCCAATACCGCTGCCCCCTTGGTCGGCTGCAACCCCAGGCCACGGATCTGGCCGCGATCAAAGAGCGTGGCTGGCACGACCAGCGCATCCTGGTCGTCTCCGCTGACGACGAACGCCTCGACTGGATGGAGCGCGAATTGGTGCGCCAGATCGGCGAGCGCCTCTACGGTGCAGGAGGACGACGCCATGGCTGACCGTCGCAACGCTTGGACAATCGAGGACATAGCCGCTCGCTTCGAGGAGGCGGCCAGCACTGCACGCCGTTTGCCACCCGTGCGTGTGCAGGGCTACTTCAACTGCTGGCCTGCGATCAAACGCATGCCCTGGGAAAACCTTGGCGCGGAACCGGCGGTCTACCGCTTTCCTCCCGACCCTGCTGCCATCGAGCGGATGCTGGAGGTCATGCGCTGGGTCCAGTGGCTGGAGGAGGAACACAGGCACTTGGTCTGGATGCGGGCCAAGCGCTACGGGTGGCGAGACATAACGATCCGCTTTGCCTGCGACCGAACGACGGCATGGCGGCATTGGCAGCGGGCATTGCAAACGGTCGCCGACCACCTCAATGCAGCGCACGGCGGTGTCACGCTGCGCGCACAGTGATCACGCTCCACACAGCGAGCCATTGACAATGGATGCTCCAAAAACGTGGGCAATTTAGGGTAATGCCTGCCGTGTTTGTCCTCGCCTTGCCTCGTTTGTCCTTTTCGAGACCCGGTAGCCCTGCAACAAAACGGGCCGGTCGGGGGTAGTATTTCAGCTATCTTCTGGACAGAGGTGACGGCAGAGGGAGCCACCCGGAAATCAACGGGTCCTTCCTGGCCAAAAGCCAATGCGGGGGGCGACAGCGCGGCGCTTTTTTAGCGTCAGGGTGCGAACCAAGGTTCGCACGGTTCGCAGTTCGCACCCCGCCAGTTCGCACCAACCCCCAAAACCCGCCCACGGTATCCGTCGGCGGGTTTTCTATTTTCAGGACGCACACTTTGAACACGCTCAACGTCGAGTACCGCAAGGTCGAGGCGCTGATTCCCTACGCCCGCAATCCGCGCACACACGCCGAAAGCCAGATCGCCAAGATCGCGGCCAGCATCGTCGAGTACGGCTGGACGAACCCGATCCTGGTCGATGGTGACAACGGCATCATTGCGGGCCACGGGCGTCTGGCGGCTGCCCGCAAGCTGGGGCTGGATCAGGTGCCGGTGATCGAACTGGCTCATCTGACCGTCGCGCAAAAGCGCGCGCTGGTGATCGCTGACAACCGGCTGGCATTGGATGCCGGTTGGGATGAAGCCATGCTGGCGCTCGAACTCGCTGAACTGTCCGAATCGGGATACGAACTTGCCTTGACTGGCTTCGACAGCAGCGAACTCGAGCGCCTGCTCTCTACCGCCTTGGAGGACGATGCGGCGGAGGTGGCAGAAGATCCTGACGAGACGGCAGATGACGCCGCTGATGATGATGATGTGCCGCAGCCACCCACCGTGCCGGTCACTCGCCCCGGAGATGTCTGGGCTATTGGCTTGCACCGGCTGCTCTGTGGCGACGCCACCGATCCGACTGCGGTTGCCACTCTGATGCAGGGTGACACCGCGCAGCTTTGCTTCACCTCGCCGCCGTATGGCAACCAGCGCGACTACACCTCCGGTGGCATTGGCGATTGGGATGCTCTGATGCGTGGCGTATTCGGCAACGTGCCGATGGCCGATGACGGACAGGTGCTGGTCAACCTCGGTCTGATCCACCGCGACAACGAAGTCATCCCCTATTGGGACGGCTGGCTGTCATGGATGCGCCAACAGGGATGGCGGCGCTTTGCGTGGTATGTCTGGGATCAGGGGCCAGGCATGCCCGGCGACTGGCAGGGCCGACTGGCTCCCAGCTTCGAGTTCGTTTTCCACTTCAATCGCAGCACCCGCAAACCCAACAAGATTGTTCCTTGCAAGCACGCAGGCCAGGAATCGCACCTGCGCGCTGACGGG